CTGTGGCATGATTGGCTAAACCTCAATGGGTGGATCGGATGAAGAAATGAACAGGGTGCCCAGTGAGGCTTATGCCTCACCCTTGCACTTGATGGCTGCACGAGGATCTTGCAGACTCGCGCCGAAGTCGTGATAACCTCGCATCTGGACACCCAAGACGTTGAAATCAGCCGTAGCGGTTTCAATAGTTGGGGCTTCTTGGCCGTTGAGGAAAGCAACTTCGATCAACGGTAGATCGTTAGGATCCGACAGCAGATACCAAGCCTTGGTCGAGTTGCCGGTGTAAAGGGCGTTGGCTAGGTACCGGCTGATCTCCACGCGGAACTTGCCAGCATGCGGGTTGCTAATCGGCGTTCTTGCGTTGGACGTGTTGTCTCGCATCTCAAGCGACTTGTAGAGCTGCGATCCGATGGCCGATAAAGCGGTTGGCACGAGCAAGATTGCCGGCATCGTACCGATGGGTTTTCCATCGGAGTCCACCAAGTCGTAGTAGGCAACCTCCGCTTTAGTGAGCCCATCGATCGACAAAACGGTATCGATTCCGGTCAGAAAGTTCTTGTTACCCGCCGTAAAGAACGCCGAGTTGTTCATGAACGTGGTCCAGAACACGTCATTGATCTTCATCCCTGAACCCCGTCCGAGTTTCCTTGGCACAGTAGTGATTGCCCCAAGGTCGTCATTGATGAAGTCTCGACGATCCACTCCGAGCATCAACCCGTAGGTATCAGCTCTGTTCGTAAAGCTCTCGTTTCCCAGGTTCCCGTGCTTGATTTCACCCCCAGGGGCCACCAACTCGTACTGATCCTTTCCGATCAGTCGATAGCTTGTCACGGTTTTGAAGTCGGTCACATTCCGCACCGAGCAGATGTTGCGCCATGTGCGTTCGACCGTGAAGAAACCTTCGAGGAGGAACTTGTTCGCCACGTTCGAGAGAATCCCCCCGATGTCGATATTACTTACCGAGCTAGCTTCCACGCGTTGGCCAAACGCCGCGCGCATGACCTCGCGGTTGTCTCGGAAAGTCCGTCCGGTATACCCATTGGCCCAGGCGGCCTCGAGCAGAAGCTCCTGAAGACCAATCCCCCCTCGGAACTTCTTGGAAGCAATTTCGAGGCTTTGCTCAGGGATATGCTGCTCGAGGTTCATAAGACTTGCGCTCAGATAGCATGCAGCTTCCAAGACACTCGCGTTAATGGTGTTTTGCGGGACATGGATCGCGGGAACTTCAGGGCGCATCATTCGGATCTTCATGAGTTCAGCTTTCTCAAGGTTCCAACCTTCGCGGATCGCTTGGGCTTCGACCAGCGGAAGTGCCCCGTTGTAAATGCTGCGAATCCCTGCGATTCGCTCGAGTTCTGTAGCATGGGCCGCCCTCATGGCTTCGACCTCAGTCGTTCTCTCAGGTGGGTTCGTGACCGGTTCGACTGGAACCGGATTCGGGGGAACCAATACCGAAGCTGGATCCGGAGTGACCTGTGTCGTTGGAGTTGCGGTTTGGTCGTCTTGGTTTGCAGTTTGACTTGGATCCATCTCGGTTTCTCCAAAGGTTGCTGATGCCTGAGCTGCGACACTCGCGCTAGTGGCTCCGTCGGCACCAAGGTCTACGAAACTGATTTCACCAAGCGAGGACCTTCGAATCACGTTCACCGGACCGTTGTATTGGTTGCCGTTGACGGTGACCTTTTGACCTTCCTTGACGAACTCGAATTCATCCACACCGGTTCCCACGCTTGCTTGCCATGGAAAACCGTTCTTTGAACTAACGACCACTTCGCGGGCAGCAGGTGTATCCCGAGAGACCACGCCGGTGGCGACAAGCTGGCCGGCCTCGACTCGGATCGAGTCGGTATGGCCAACACCCGAAAGGGGATCGTGACCGAATCGGATCGGTCGTGCTTGCGATGGGATCGATAGGCCCGCTAAGTCGATGATCACAGGATGACGCCATCCGGCGACTCGCATCTGACCACCGGTATAAGCGACCATCCGAAAACGAGGGAGCACACCGCTTGATGTACCGTCAGCTGATGCATCGACATCGATCACTGCCGTTGCGCTTAACCTCAGTTGATTGCGGTTCTCTTCTGCCTTAAGCATCGTCGACGGGGACTTCTTCGTCTTGGACATCCTGTGGTTCCTGAGTTGGAGTTTGAGAAACTTGCTCGGCCGTTAAACCAAGCGCAGACATAAGTGCGATTTCCTTGGCTCGCTGGCGAAGTTGCGTTTCCCAGTCTTGGCCTCGCTTGGCGTATTCATCTGCCAGAGTGGTGGTGTGACTGGCTAAACGCGTCGCTTGGGCGTTGGCTTCTTTGGCTGGATCCACATGCTCGTGACCGTCCCAAAACCATTGGTGTGGCCACCGGGCAAATGGTCCAAGTCCGTTGGGAAGCAAACCGGGAAGAAGAGCGGCTTCGTCGAGCCAAGCCGCAAGAAGACGATCGAGTACGGTTCGTTCGAGATTCGACTGATCGACTCGGATCGCCTTGTAGTAAGTTTGATGGTCCAGCCGACCCGAGGCGTAGTTGTAGCCCGAGCTGTTACCCGCAGCGATGTTGAACGGCATGTTCAAACAGCGAGCGATTTCGTTGAGCAATTCATGTTTGAACTCACCATAGGTTGTCGATGGTTGTTCAGCTTGCATCTGAGCCATCTTCCAACCACCTGGCATCGTTACCAAAGCTCGTTTCTCCAGCTCGATCGGTTCGAAGGGTTCAGCCGCATCTGCCTCTCCGTTGGCCGGCGCATCGGTGTAGAGAATCCCGGCGAAGTCGGCTGCGGTTTCAGCAGCCGCCAGAACCGCAAGGGTGAATCGGCGAAGTTGTGCGAAGAGTGGCAATGCCGGCATGATGTCCGGGATGCCACGCGTTTGTCCTGGTCGATCTGCTCGGAACCAGTGCAACACCGCATCTGCGGGAATGCGCTCATAATCGCTGCGACCCGAGTAAAACCCATCACCTGGGTGATTGCGGAGGATATGGTATTGGACTGGGTTGCCTGAGGAATCGAACACGATCCCGTCGACAGCGATGGTGGAAAGTCGGTCGAGATCCGGCGTCGTGACCTGGTCTGCCTCGACGAGGCGAAGATCGAGCTGGACCTCGGTATTGAGGCGAGGATTGTTCGTGAGGATTGCGAAAGATTCGCCATCCGTGGCGCGTGCCATCCGCATCGTGCGGAGTTTTTCAGCGAGCTGCACCGAGCGAGCCCACAGCATGAAAGCTTGCTCGATGCGACGATTGGCTTCAGAGTCGCCAGTGAGCATCTGCAACCGGGGGCCGGTACCCACTACGTCATGCGCCAGGGTCAGAACGATCCCTCGAGCATACGAGTTGTTGGCCGTTTCATACCGAGCGCGGTTCCTAAGGATCCGGCGAACCTCGACGCTGTTGGATGCGTTGGGCGAGAGCCCATCGGCGCTGGCCCAATGGCGACGATTGTCGTCAGTGGTCACTGCTGCGTCGTAGCGTGCGCGCACGACTCGAACTGCGCTTGGCTTATAACCTTGCTCAGGCTTGCTTGACCACCAATTGGAAATCCAGGACAACACGGTTACTCGGCCCCCGGTGGAACGATCTTGTTGAAGACCAAGCCACGACGCTTCGACTTTGCGGCTTGCTTGGAGGCTAGGTAGCGATCGGCTTCGATCTGGTCGGTCAGCTTGTGCTGCTCGATGCTGCCCGCATCGCCCGAGGCCTTTGCAGGTCCTTGCGCGTTTTCAAGAATGGTGTCTTCCAGCTCATCAGCCATAGGGGTAAGCTCCAGTTCGATAGACAATTCGATTTGCCTATCTGGAGACCTACCCGGTCGGACACCGTTTTGACGAAGAAAATTTTATTTTTGGCCGAGTACTGCTACCTGTAGCAATCTTGATCCTTCATGGTCGTGATTTCATATGTCACGATCCGCCTCCCGCAATGCCGGCACTCTTTTCGCCTGCGGATACGACCATCACGAAGTGGTTCGGTATTGGTTGTATAGAAGTGTCGGCACCCACACTGTGGGCACACGATACCTCGCTCTTGTTTTTCCTCTTTGGGATCACTCATCGGTTTCGTTTCCTTTGGAGCTCAGCGAAACTGACTCGTCCAGACTTTGGTATGCCTACCGACTCGCTTCCCGAGAGAGCCACTCCCTGCATCGACGCACCGACGCAGCAGCCAACGATGCAATCGAGCCAGTGGTTGTCACTTCGCTCCGGGCGCTGTTTCCATTCATCCACAGTTCGGCCACGGCCTTCGGTCCGCACTCGGTACTCGGCACAGAGGTGCTCGGCCAAGAGACGATGGGTCTCGGGGCTTGTTCCAAAAAA